AACGATAACTCCTTTGATGGGGTTGTCCAATCTTTTGGCCTCGGTGGTTTTTCTGATATTACGCTAATCGAAACTAGGAGTTGCTGAAATGGCACTTATTTGGATGGATGGATTCGATCACTATGGCACAGAGGCCACAGGGCGAAACAATATGGTTGATCTTGGTGTGTATGCTGCGGCAACAGCAACATCAGGTAGCACATCAGCGCACCCATCAACGAGCAACCCAAGAACTGGAACGCACTCATTAAGATTGTTTAACGGACTTATTCGCCGTACATTTGGGGTTGCAAAATCTCAGGTTGGTGTTGGTTATGCTTTGTTTTTAGGCGGCCTACAAAAAACAATTTTGCTTAGGTTGGCTGAAACCGCAAACAATACAACTTGTCATTTTCAACTTGAATCAAGCGGGCAAGTTTCGTTGTATCGCGGTGGCTCAAGTTCATTGGCTGGATCGCTTTTGGTATCTACAACCCCAACGCAGATTCTTGTTGCAAACGCTTGGCAGCACGTGGAGTTTTTTGTATATACAAATAACAGCAACAGTTCTTGCGAAATGCGAGTAAATGGCGTTACAAAATTTACAGTTTCTAACTTTCAAAGTGGGCGAGATATTAACGGCACATTAGCTTCAATTCCAATTCAGATGTCAATTTATCCAGATACAACTAATTTGCAAATTTTTGTAGATGATCTGTATGCTTGGGATACTTCAGGCTCGTTTAACAATGATTTTATCGGTGATCGAAAAGTTGCAACACTGTTTCCCAATCAAGATACAACTCAAGCAGACTGGCTCAAAAGCGCAGGATCAGATGGTTATGCAGTGATTGATGAAAATCCACAAAATGGAGATACGGATTACATTTATTGCGAGCCTGATTTAAATGACCCACCAGAACCAATTGTTAGCGATTTCCAGTTTAGCAATATGCCAATTGAAACTGGGCCAATCTTGGGTGTTCAAAACAATATGCTGGCAAGAAAAACAGATGCTGGCGATTGCGTACTAAGAGCAGATATAGTTTCTGATTCTGATGTAACTCTTGGAACAGATGCTGCAATCAACCAATCTTATCTGTACACGCCAAACATATTTGAAACAGATCCTGCCACTGGTGCGCTGTGGACTAAATCTGGTTTAGATGCGGCTAAAATTCGATTGAACAGAGTTGTGTAATGGCTGATGCTCGCATTACCCAAGATGCGTTACTGGGGCTATATGTTTCAGATGCTCAAGCTAGAATTACACAAGATACTGTTTTGGCTTTGTATGGTTTACGGCCCCCTTGCCGTTTAACCCAGAATGTATCTTTGGTTTTATATGGCGATTACAACTGCGTTAACAAAACGGCTGAGTGCTGGAAGATTGTTCGCAAAGATGGAGAGGTTTTTGGATTCACAACACACGATGAGCCAATTACTTTTCAGGGCGTTACTTACAAATCTTGCGAGTCGTTGCAATCTGGGGCATCTTTAAACAGTACAACTGGCGGTGTAGAGAACGGCGATATTGAGTTTGTTGGCTTGATTGATGATGATTCAATCAAAGAAGAAGATCTCTATGGCGGGCTTTACGATGGCGCAGCAGTTGAGGTTTTTCAAATTGATTGGGATACCTTATTAAACCAAAAGCGGTTAGCCAAAGGTATTGTTGCAAAGGTTACGCATAACCCAACATCTTATGTTTGCTCGGTTCAAACGCCAGGGGCAAAACTTACTCAACAAAGTTTGTTAACTACCTATTCTCCAGCTTGCAGATACACGCTTGGCGATAGCAGATGCACGGTTGATCTTTCAACCTATACAACTTCTGGAACGGTTACACGGGTGTTTGCCAAAAACGCAACCAATAAAAACCAATACCGGCAGTTTGTAGACACCGCAAGAACCGAAGATAGCGGCTACTTTGATACGGGTATTGTTACTTGGACTACGGGTGATAATGCTGGGATAATGGCAGAAGTAAAAGCCTATCTTGCTGGCGAAGTTGTATTGTGGGATTTGATGCCAAACGAAATTAAAATTGGCGATGAGTACACGATTCGCCCTGGGTGCAACAAATCTAAAGAAAATTGCGTCACCAAGTTTAATAACTTTATCAACTTTGGCGGCTTCCCTCATGTACCAGGGCAGGATTCAATCTTGCAGACACCAGATGCAAAAGGCTAAAGAAATTATTGNAGAGGCCAGAAGCTGGCTAGATACGCCATATTGCTATCAACAAGCAATTAAGGGTGTTGGNGTAGATTGCATTCANTTTGTTNTATCTGTTTTAAACAATACAAATGTTTCTAATAACATTGAGTTGTATAAGTACAGCAAGATNTCTAACCCAAACAGAATCAAAGAGTACCTTGATTTGTACGGAGAAGAAGTAAAAGAGCCTTATGTNGGGTGTATTGTTTNNTGGGGCGTAAGNCCAAAAATCCCAACGCACTTTGGCTTTTACTCTGAACTTCATGGCAAGCCAGCGATTATCCATGCTTCATCAAACATTGGTAAAGTTGTTGAACACAACATCCCGAAAGAACAAATGGCGCTGATTGATTCCTTTTGGTGGGTTAAATAATGGCACAAACCCTATTTCAGATTGCGGGTACAGCAATTGGTTATTCTTTGGGCGGGCCTATTGGCGCTTCAATAGGATCGGTTATTGGGGCTGGCATTGGCAATGAGTTGTTTCCAACCAAAGTTGAAGGCCCACGGTTAAGTGATTTAAAGATTGTTACTTCAACCTATGGAAGCCCAATTCCATTGGTGTACGGACAGTTCAATCGAATTTCAGGTAACGTGATTTGGAGTACCGGCCTTATTGAAACGGCTGTAACAAAATCGGTTGGAAGTTTTCCATCTAAAACAAAGGTTACAACATACCAATACAGGCTTTCTTGTGCGGTTGCTTTGGGCAACGGAGTGTGCCAAAACATCAAGAGAATTTGGGCAAACAAAAAACTTATCTATGAAGATAGCGTTTTGTTTTCGCCAACTCCAAATGGAGAATCCTGGACTGTAACAAGCGGCGTATCGTTGCCCACCAGCGTTTTCTATTCAATGTCGTTTTACCCTGGCGATAACATACAAACCCCAGATCCAACAATGCAAGCAAATTTAGGTGCTGGCAATGTTCCGTCTTATCGTGGAATCTGTTATGTGGTTCTCCATGATTTGCAGCTTGCAGATTTTGGAAACGCCATGCCAAACCTAGAGTTTGAAATTTCAGGTGTTAACGGTGATACGGCGTCTATTATTGTTAATGATATTTGCCAAAGATCAGGCATGGATTTTGATGAGTATGCAATCTCTCCTAAGATGGCAAGCCACCCTGTTAAGGGTTATGCAATATCAAATGCTGGATCAGCCATAAACGGAATTACTCCTTTGATTGCTGCGTTTGGTTTTACTGCATCAGAACAAAATGGCACAGTTAGGTTTACGGCTAGGGGTTCTGGCAGCAGAGCAACAATTGAAGTTGGAGATCTTGGGGCTAGAGTAGCGGCAGATAACTCATTTGCATCTACGCCAATCAAGGTTGAAAGATCGCCCGATTTTGAATTGCCTCAAGAGGTATCGGTTACATATCTAGATACCGGCAGGGATTATCAAGCAGGAACGCAGAAATCCACCAGATCTTTGGGCAACTCAAACTCAAACTTTGCAATTGAACTGCCTTTGGTTCTTGATCCAAGTGAAGCTAAAAAGATTGCTGATCGGGGCTTATGGGAGCCTTGGGTAACCAGAAGCAAAGCAATGTTCGCCGTTAGCGAGAAGTATGGGTTCTTGCAAGCTGGAGATGTGGTAAGCGTTCCAATTGCAAACAGATATGTTTCTATGAGGATTTCTTCTGTCACTAGAGGAAACAACGGCATCTATGAAATCGAAAGTAACTCAGATGATCAGCTAATCTTTGATGGCAGTGATGCTGCTGTGCTGGCTCCAAGCCCAACACAAGAATTGCGAGTGGTGGTTGATTCTGTTGGATATTTGTTTAACCCGCCAATTTTAAGCGACGAGCAAACAGATTCTAGTTATGCGGCAGCGGTGGATAATGAAAGATCTTATTGGAGTGGCGCAGAGTTATACGAGTTTTCAGATACCCTTATTGAAACATTTAACTCTAAATCCATTATTGGAATATGCGCTAACACTTTGGGCGGCGTTACTAACACCGGTCTTTGGGATAGAGCAAACACGCTAACTGTTAATTTAACATTCTCACAGGCTACGTTGCAAAGCGTTGAAGAAATTCAAGTATTAAACGGCGCAAACATAGCGTGGGTTGGCAGGGCCGATGGATCTATTGGGGAGATCATTCAATTTGCAGACGTAACCTTTATCTCTCCTGGGGTTTACCAGCTTAGAAACTTGTTACGCGGGCGTAGAGCAACCGATCAATTTTCATCAAACCACATTGCAAACGAAGTATTTTTATTGTTAAACAATTTTACAGATATTGGAATTACAGAATCTCAAGTAAACAGTTTAAAAGCAATGAAGTTTGTTACTACTGGACAAGATCCATCAAGCGTTTCTTATTTTGGATTTAGGCCTACTGGAGAGGGCGCAAGATGCNGAACCGTTACGGCTGTTAAATGTAGCCGAGATGGTTCATCTAACATTACCGTTAACTGGGTTCCAAGAACTAGGTTGTACCCACCTTTGCTTGGCAATGGAGATGTTCCTCTTGGAGAGGCTGGCGAGTCTTATGAAGTTGATATTACTAACGAGGCTGGAACCACAGTATTTAGAACAATTAGTTCTGGCACAAGATCTGTAACTTACACTGCCGCACAACAAGTATCTGATGGATTATCAGTGGGCGCTCCGGTGTATGGTTATATTTATCAAATATCCGCAGTTCGTGGGCGCGGGCATCAAAGGAGATTTATAGCATGAGTACATCACCGAACATTGGCTTGCCGTTTCTTGCAGCGCAACAACTACAACCAGAGATTACTCATAACGAAGCAATCTTATTGTTACAGTTAATGCAGGTTGGAGTTATTAGTTCAGGTTCTAATACTGCGCCAGGAAGCCCTACTGATGGGGATTCTTATATTGTTGGCTCATCTCCAACAGGGGCGATGGGGCGGGCAGGGCTAATACTTTGGCTATCTATTACAACGGCTCTTGGCGGTTTGTGCCTGATCGAAACTCATCAGGAACGGTGATTGCAATGGGAACCATCCATGAGGGTTTGATGGTTTGGAACCGAGCCTTAAACGCCATGATGGTTTGGAGTGGCACTGCGTGGGAAACTAAGTATTTCTTAGTGGCTGCACAACAGGCTGCGATTGCAGATGCTACTGGCGGGGCTACGGTTGATGATGAGGCAAGAACGGCTATCAATAGCGTCTTGTCAGTTCTACGCACAACTGGGATAATCGCTACATGAATACCC